CCGCGATGGGCAACCGCACGTACCCCGCCCTTTTACCAGCCCCACTGACCTCGATTACCCCCTTCGTCTCCCTTAGACCAGCCGCCTCAAAAGGCACTAAGGACACGAAGTCCAGACTGTATGCCGCTCAACCGTGGGCGTCGCGAGTCCCCTTACCCGTACACCTGCACCGTTCCCAATGCAGGCCGAGGAGAAAGGCAACTAAACCTTCCACCCTTCGTGGCCGGCCGAAGCCGGGGTTCTCTAGTCCTCTCTACCCACTACCGGGACTCCCCCCGGGCACTGTTTCCAGCTGGGCTTGGACGGTTGAATGCCCCACGCTCCGCCGGTGTTCAAGCGAGGGAACGCGCGTTGGCATAATCATAGGAAACTCCAGGTCACGAGCGGGACGCTGAAGCTACTCGGCCGGGCCTTGCGTGGGTGCTGCTTGTCGGACTAACACAACCATGTAGTAGGCTCCTACGCCGGAATGCCGCTTCCGCGACAAACAACGACTCGCAGTTAACCACCCCACCCTCAAGCGGTGCTCGCGTACAGGCCGGCTAGACCGCGAACACCCTCCCTCACCTCCCAATGCGCACTCACCAGTCCCAACCACTGACCTCCCAGGGTTCACGAGAAGTGGCCGGGCGAGCAGAACCGGAGGTAACAACCCTCCAATCTCGCCCCAACAACTCCTCGTAAAGTAACTGATCACAGGGCTCCACACCAAAAGCCCTGCAAAAACTCGCCCTGGCGAGGTCAGTGATGGGACCAGGGGTCCCAGGTTGAACGCCCTCGGGAACGCCCAGACACGAATAGTCCCTGTGAGGATGCCACCTCACAGGACGCCCCGTTTCCGTGCGTGCCCTGATGGACTCCGCCCACGCCGAGAGAATCGGCACCCCACGCGCAAGCCAAGCCTCGCAACGAGCGACCCCTAAAAGCCACTCAGCGACAAAGGAGGGTTCTTGAAGATGAGCATGACTGGAGGTCCCATGGCTGATCACCTTGACCCAGTCTCTCACCATTCTCCACACCCCAGGCTCGACCTCCACCGGGGCCGACTGACCAAAACGGACACCTTCAAGGTAATCCACTTCGCGTGTGAGGACCATTTCATGTCCCGATATACGTTCCACGACGGGGGCAAAGTTCGGCAAAACCCGCCCGGTTTCGGATCGAGGAATGAAGATTAAAGCATTGTCGCCGTCCACTAGCGAATCATAGGTTCGACAACCGATAACGGACATCGCACCGTGAACGACAGCCAACATACAGATGGAGTTACCCATCCCCGTGTTGTAATCCCCAGACGCCCTACCACCGGGACGCGAGAACCTCACCCCGCACGAGGTGACACCCGTATTCCGCAGTTGCCTGTTCAACACCAGTCTCAGACCCCCGTCACCGGGGTAGGCACTGGCGTAGACAGAGTGCTCTTGAAGCAACTGCCACACATCGACGTGGGCCTCAAAGGCCTTGCCGTCCACCTCGAACACCACGCAATCCGGAACGCTCCGCATTTTCCTGCGGATCAGATTCGCGCGTTGCCGAGGGCTCAACCCCTTGGCACAAACCCGGGAAGCGGTAACACCAGAAGAACCAACTGACTTAAGGTTCCCCCAAAGCCAGTGCTCGAAAGGTTTCAGCCAAGATGCAAGATGCAGGTTATACCTAGGTGATCTCGGGAAAATCATCCTAGGCTTCGAGAGACCTGACAACTCGCGCTTCTCAGCCTTCAGAAAGCACCTCAACAAAGAGTCCGACGAGCGCAACGGACCATCATGCATCAGCGATGCTTCTGCCTCTAAGTACCTGCGGCGGAGTAAACCCGTGTAAGATTCCGCCGTAGTCCGGTAGTCCCATCTTGACGCGCCATATCGGGAAGCCACCATCCTAATACGCCGAAACGCATCAAGAACAGGTGCTCTGCAACCCTCAGCCGCGTGGGGCGTGGGACCGAGAGACCGCTTCAAAAGAGCCACGGTCTCGTTCTGCCAACTCACCGCATGGACACGGGGTACCCAAACCCCAGGCAAAGAAGGTGTCCATGCAGTGCGCATCCGCCTAGTCGACTTGTCCGGAGGCCTGGCACGTCGTGTAGACAACGAAGCGTCGTTTCTAATGTTCAAGCTAGGAACCCTATCGAAACTCCACCCATCCACAACGTCCAAGCGCCCCTAGGCGTCGACCTTTGCTGCCAAACCACGCATGGCGAGATCCTGAGAAGCCGAAGCCTCCCAAGAACTAACAACGCTCGCCAGCGACACAGAATCCGCCAGACCAAAAGCAAGATCAAAGTGATCCAACCCCTGGTCCCTCCTCCACTCCAACGCTCTAAGCCTCAAGAGCGCCAGAAGGGCGGCATTCCGTGTCCTAAACACGGCGTGGTTTGACAATTTGGCAACGAGCGAGGGAAAAACTTGAAATTCCCTACCGTCAGACGTAAGCCCAGAGACATACGCGACGGAAGCGGGGGAACCGCCCTCACTCTTGCCGTAACAAAGTCCACCGCCTGTGAACTTTACCCCGTCCTCAGTCAAGGCCGCCAAGAAATTGGGTAGCCGGCCTCGCTGGACAGAGGGGAGGTCTGGAACCCACCTCCCTCTGAACAGCGCGGACACGGCGCCAACTTCCCCGTCAAGGGCGCGCTGCAAGCAACACACCCACCTTGACCTCCTGCGGAGTCTCCTCCTGTCCCTCCCGTGAATGGGTTGCCAACCAACGCCAGCCACAGAAGAGGCCTGTACGACCCTGGGTGTCAAACCAGGATCTGTGTCCGAAAACACGTACATGTCGAGCACCCAGCCGAGGAGACTGCTGAGCACCCACCGCACCACTCTAAATACACACCATAGGACGAGGGCGGCAACTACCCCTATGATGGAAGCAACGGTAAAGTCACTGTATGTTAAACTACGGCCGCTACACTCGAATTAGCCATCTGATAGCGCGGGCCGCGGCCCCAACAGGCAGTGGCGAGCCACCAAGGGACCAGGAAAACGGAA